CGCCGTGTATCAATTCTTAACAAACACCGTGAACCCGTATTGGCCTGAGTCGTGAAAGACAAAGCCATCATATGACTTAAGAATTTGATGCATTTCATTGTGTGGATGAAACCAGAAGTCGTCACGATAAAGTTTCCCAGAATTATTATTAAAGTTTATAAGCAACACACCATTAGCGGCTAGAGCCTCAATGCAATCAATCAACAGTTGCCCGTTTGAGTTGCATTCGAACGCTTGCATTGTAATCAAATCAAAATCTACAGCCTCACCTTGTCCTATTTCTGACTTGTCTACTACGGAGTAGTCAATGTCAGCATATGGTTTTCCGTCAATCTCCATCGATTGGTCTCGTACAAAATGTTCAAAATTCCAAAGTGCCTGATTATTTACAAAACATACTTCGGTACTTGGGAATCTGATTTTCTGAAAAATTGGAGTTGGTGCCTGGTCTGGGTTGAAAGCAAGAATTTTATTTGGTTTTTTTGTGCACATCATTAATTCGATAGGGGCTTGTGCAACTATCATCATATCTGCCCATGGGGACTCTGGTGTCACTAGTTGGTCAATGTACCAGAGACCCTCGGTTGCTCCTCTTGCGGCAATTGACAAGTCTAGATTAAGGGTATCTCTCCAATTTTTAATATTCGTAGAGGATTCAAATCTTTCTGTTGCAGCTATCCTGACGCCATCCTCACCCAAAATAGTAGTCGCCATATATTTTGATATAGATGCTGTAACCATTGCTGTTCTGAGTTGTTTATTGTCCATTTTTTACTGCCCTTGCAAGAGTGAAGTTCCAGTTAGCTTTTCTCGCTCTGTCCGTCATTCTGGAATTCATTTTCGAGAGGAATCTAGGTATTGAGTTATTGGTGTAGGTGGGCTCCAAGGAACCTCTCAAGTCGCTGCTGTATCTCCACATCATCCTGATGTCTGAAACCGCTCCAGGAATATTGAATGATTCTACGTTTTCCGGGTCGTAACCAAGTATGTATGACAATACGGCCAGTTCTGTTTCGTAGTACGCAATATCTCCATCTGCGTCATACAGATTTTCGCCACCAGAGACTCTACTCCTCATTAAACAACTCCTCTACATCCTCGTCGCGCATGAAGTCGCCTTGCTCTGTCTCTTCCCACTTCTTCTGTGGGTCGCTCGACTGCAATAAGTCGCAAAAGAATGCAGCGCCGTCGGGTAGTTCAAAAGAAAACAATTTTGGATTCCATACAGCAACTTGTTGGTCTCTGTTTGGATTACTGAGTGGCTCTTGAATATTTGGAAAGTCTGGGTCTACGTCTGGACAAATTTCATATCTTCCAGAATTAATTGCCTCTTCGACAATTGAAATCTGTTTAGGTATTTTTGGCGTTATCTTCATGGCGATTTTACGCCTGTAGTCTTGCTAGCGCCGCCAATTGCAACTTGAGACATTCGTAACCGTCATACTGTGCTAGCAGTGCAGTATTTTCCTCAACAGCAAGATTAATCGGATTTACCATATCGGCCTCGAGGTCAGCGTCTTCCACCCCAAGGGCGAACGCGAGCGTATAGATTGAGTATTCAAGTATTTGTATTGCTTCAGCTTTTGCTTTAGCTAACTGTTCTGCCGAAAGTGCCATGTTCTAAAGCTTACTCTGCGATTCGTGATTTTATATTGTCAATCTTTGAAAGGAAATCAGCAATCAACTTATGACCGTGAATTATTCTTCCGTCTTCAGTTCCTGGAGTAAAAGTCTTTTCATCAAACGTGTCAGGGTTAATGCCTTCTTGGAGTAGGCGTTCCATCAACTGTCTCTCAAGGTCCTTCAAGGTGCGCTGGTAGACAAGCTTTTTTTCCTGAGTTGTAAAAGAAGATTCAAATTTCATAGCGGCTCCATAATCCCTGTATTGGACAATTACCCATATTTTACACTACGGGTTGGCTAATTTTGGCAGGCCAGTGAATGTGGGGCCTATTTTATTGCCATCAGCGTCAAGACCTGTTTTAATTCCTTTTGTCCACGTCCATGGCTTTTCAACATTGTTTTTGGCTTTCAATTCACCATATTTCATCCGAGAAGCAATTAGCTTTGAGTCATCCCAAAGGGTTGATTCAATGATTTCTACATTTTCGAGGACAGAATTGTCATAAATGTTAAAAAAGCAAAATGGTGTGCCGGCTTTGAATGTGACAGGTTCTCCAATTTTTGTAATCTTCCAGTTCATTTGAGACTCATCTGGCCACCAATAGCTTGGAATCGTTGCGGTCAAAGCCACCGCGCCGTCAACGAAATAGTTTGGTGAACCAGAAAACCAGGTGTTGTAACCCTCCTCCGTGTTCATTACCCATCCCATGTTTATTGAAATCATTCCAATAATTGACGAGATTGCCTGAACCCTGCCAGAAGAAGTTACCTCACCAGAAAGAATTGACGGTGGAGTGTTGCCTCCATCCCACTGGACAACAAGGTCCTCCTCCATGACAATCTCCCACCCATAAACATTTGCAACCGTCATCGGAAGGCACTGATATGCATGCTTATTGTAGGTTTCATCCATCCAGTCGCGCTTGATTCGTGACTGAGCTATCTTTGGAGGGTGCTGATGCGTTTTCTTTAAAAACAATTTAGTCATTTTTTAAAGATAAACCTATCAACTTGGTTTGCTGCTGGGTTTACTATTCCAGGTCCATACTCGGCATCTGTTCCATCCATGTTTTTCCCGTATCCCTTCCACAACTTGTGATATCTGTCGTTGTAGTCAAACATGGTGACGGCTGCATACTTTGTCCCTCTTGTTACAGGTCTTGATGCATGGGAGTAGATGTATGTTGAAGGAAATAGTACGATGTCACCATATTTTGGCTTGAACGTAATGTCCAAGAACGGAAACCAAAGTTCGCCACCGTCGTAGTCGTCGTTTAGGTACATTACCGACGAAACCGTGCATACATATGAAAAGCCATGGTCAGCATGGACATTGAAGTGCTGGCCTTCGTTATATCTCACGTAATTGATTGCTTCCATGAAGTCCATGCGGATGTTGTATCTTGATTCATAATCTTGTAGGCACGCAGTCAATCCAGTTACCGTGTCATTATAGATATTTATCAACTCACCGAATTGGGTTGGACAGTTTTCAAAGTGGGCAGGGCTCATTTTGCAATCAACACAGTCTCTATAGTCCTTCATGACCTGACCATCACCAACAAGTGCCTGCATCCATGAGTATGGAGGAGTAGTGCTGTCTCCTATGGTTGCTTCTAGTCTTTCGGGAATTTTTAAGTCTTCACTTAATATGTTCCTGTAAACCAGAAATCCAGCTTTCGGGTCTCCTACGTACTCAACATCAATGTTTCTCATTTTTTCATCATACCTCGGAAAACCATATTGCCAAACTTATCCTATTTCCACTAAGAACCCTATCCACATAATGCCGGTGTATTAAATCGCTTGGAAACATGACACAATCACCAATATTGGGTTTATATCGATAATCAATCCCTGGAAATACCAAGTCACCACCAGTGAAATCGTTATTCAAGTAAACCACTGCAGAAATAACAAAATTACTACAACCAGGTTTTGGCGTTCCGTCGAGATTTTGGTTATCGGCATGCTCCTCTGTTGTGTTCCCTGGAACCACCTCAATCAGGGCTGCCTGGTCAATTTCTAGATTAAGGCCAAACTCCTGTTCGGCTAATCCAAGAACTCGTTCACATATCTCTTCGAAGATTCCATATGCAAAAAAATCGTACTCCAATAAATATGATTTTTGATAATACCCAGTAGACGGGTCATCTTCTGCAAGATTTGAAGGAGACCCAATCGCTTTAATTGCACTTGCAATTACTTCACATTCTTTTTGCTTTACAGCATCTACCTTCGTAATGAGCATCATCTACTTAATCGTATAGAACGAAGGAGTCGTGTATCTGTACCCCTCTGTCACCATTGTTACTCCATGTAGATAGTTCACATCACCTGGATGAGCAACGGCTAGGCCTGGTTTTGGCTTAATGCTTATGTCGTGTTGGGGGTAATAAAGCTCCCCGCCCTCAAAATCGTCGTTGTAGTAGAAAAGCGAATTCAGGTCATAGTCAACGAAGGCGTTTGGTTCACCATTATTTAACTGCTTATCGGCGTGTGGCCTCTGCTCAATGCCTGGACGCCATTTCATAATTACTGGTGGTCGTGGAGATAGCTCAACTGTATATATATCCTCAAGCACCAATTGCATCTTGTTTATATATTTTTCAATTATTAAAAATACCTGGGGGGAAAGCCTTTCAAGAATGTCACTACTGCACTGTCTGTCATTCCAGTAATCTGCGTTATATAGACATGTTCCGTCTTCTGCGAAGATGCTTTCTTTTGAGTTATTCCATTCATTAATTTTTGGACAGAATTCCTGCACTGCAATCAAGTCTTCAGCATCGATGAAATTCTCAAAAACATGTATATTTTCAGGACCTGACCCAAAGTGCCCAGGTTTTATCTTCCATGGTGATTTGCTGTCTGTTGACATGTCAATAACACTAACAGGCTATCTATGCTTGGATTTGACCAAATCGTACAAAAGGACATCAAGATACGACCTTTCGAGTATTTCTAGTTTCGTACGATTTGAAATTTTAATGTCTTGACTAGTTATTGAATTCATTTTAAAATAAGCGTTTTCTGAAAGCGTAAATCCATGGGTAAATTTGACTTTATCAGCCAGCCAATTAATTGCGGTTTCCCTATCATCCATAGTAAAAAGATTCATACTTTCAATGCATTCACTTATTGCGCTTGGTTTTGGTAGGTCTGATTCGATAAAAACTAAGTTCACATTACTTGCGACGTCAATTTCACGTAACGCAACTACCGACTCGTCACATGTTGCTAGTCTGCAGAAAAGCATTTTTGACTGTATGTTTCCAGAACTAGAAAATAGTTCGTTGGCTCCGAATGGCGTGACACTACCCCACATAAATTCTTCAAGAAAATAATTATCAAACTCTACATTGCCGCTTTTGGCCACGTATTTAGCAATACTCAGATAATGCTGAATAGGCTCTCTAATAAGTGAAAATACATCGTAAGCATTTTTATTTTGAAAAATTGGGTTTGAAGCAAAATGACCAGATACGTATGGATTATCCTTAAATATATCCTGTGAAAAGATTTCACTCTGAGTGGGTTTGTGTAGATGAAAACCCTGTTCAGAAAATGTTTTCTCTAATGCATTAGCAATTCCATATCCAGATGTTCTGGGTATATGTAAATGATATATTTTTTTATCATTCATGTTCTGTTTCTTTTATTTTATTATACAGCTCAATGTCTAGCTCAATTTTTGAATATATTTTAGATTTGTGCTGTTTGCTTATTCTAAATGTTGGCTTAGGGGTTTCGTTAATCACTGAATCGTTATTGGATATTTTAATTCCATATAAATCAAATAAAAGTTTATTTATTCTTTCTACAAAAAAAGTTCTATTTTCTAAAGTCCCTATTATTATTTTGCTCAATCTTTCATTTAGTTCTGAATAAGACTTTGGCTTTTCTACAAAGAACGCTTGATACCTAGCTTCAACCAAATTTCCATATGAATTAATATAGGGTTCATTTTCAATGCATGCAATTTTGGAGAATAAAAAACAAGACTGTGGATTATTGCATCCAGAAATTCCTTCAAATTGAGTATTGAATTCGTCATCATTATTTAAGAATGAGTCCAGAAATTCTTCGGTAAAATTAACCCCAGACTGAACTGCTGCATATTTTGCCAAACTCAGATACTGCTCAAATGGTTCTCTTATTATAGAGAATGTTATTAAATCATCTACTATTGCAATTGGGTTTCTTGCAAAGTGACCGCATATTATGTCGTATGAATCTGCTATTGATGGGTCAAAAACAAACTCGAATTTATCACCTTTATGCTGCGACCTGTTTGCATCCTGCGCATATACTTTTGGCTTATTTTTTAACAGACTTTTTGATGAGGCATCAATCAATTCGTATTGCATTTTGATACCAGATGTTTTTGGTATATGCAAGAAATAAAGTTTTTTACTTTTGGACATCCATGGCCGCCATCTCCATCAATATCTTATGTTTTACCGGAATCCAGAAATGTGGAGAAGTGTACCTAACCCCATCCGTAACCTCCGTAACCCCATGAGCATACATATTGGTTGATGGAAAAAAAATCAACGTTCCTGGTTGTGGCTTCATATGAATGTTGTATTTTGGAAAAAATAGCTCTCCGCCTTCGTACTCATCGTTTAAGTAGATTATTGAGCCATAATCAACTACGTAGTTATACCCAGGCCAACCATCTGCTGTTTCCCCGTCCGCATGGACACCTTGACTTTCGCCAGGGTTCCATTTTCTTATTCCTGGTTTAGTTCTTTCAAGAAATCTTCCAAATTTGTACTGAACTTCACGCTGCACTGAATCTACGTATTCTTGCATTATTGAAAAAATTTTTGGGGAGTTTTTCTCTATCAATTCTGGGGCATGGATGCTGTCTGTACCAAGCTCGCTTTGAGACTCCCATTCGGTTATCGAATAACAGTATTCGCGTATTAGCCCAAGATGTTCATTGCTAATAAAATTTTCAATTATTACTATATTTGATGGGTCTGCATATGGGAGACCTTCTAATCCGATAAATTTTTCCTGGGAAAACATCAGAAGAATCAACTAACATGGTTGCGTAAATTAGCAATATGTTTCTCATATGAATCAAGATGCTCTGGTACTCCCCAATATATGACAGCTTCTGACTCGGAAATTGTTTCAGTCAAGCCATCTTGATTGCTTTCCTTCTGAATCGACTCACCAATTTCTTCATATGTTAAACCACCCATTTGAATATAAACACTATTCGCTACCTGTTGGACCAACATGTAATTACGACTTTTTTTTATATTGTCGAAAGAATCGACCAAAGGGTCTAGCAGGTGGATTGACTTTAATAGATTTACGGCATGAAGTTCATACATGGAAACAGTTTTACTATCTTGCGTGTTTTCATCTCGCATGTACAGACTTTTCACTGCTCTCTCCCTGACTTGATTGCTGCTTGGAATAGAAATGCTAGCACAGTGGGCAAAACTACCAACCCAGATTTTACTTGTGTCCACTCTTACTTAAAGCCTGGCCCAAATGGTGGTGGGAAAAACGGTGGGAAAAACGGAGGGAAAAACGGAGGAAAGAAAGGCGGGAAGAACGGCGGGAAGAAAGGCGGGAAAAACGGCGGGAAAAACGGCGGGAAATAAGGAGGAAAATACGGTGGCGCAACTGGTGTTACGGAGTTTGAAGACCCAGAAGTTTGGGAACCGTATGAGTTGGATGCTCTGACAGTGAATGTATAGGCAGTTCCGTTGGTAAGGCCCGTAATAGTAATGGGTGATGTTCCAGTTCCAGTAAGACTACCTGGGGAAGACGTTGCGGTAAATGTTGTCGTTCCAGTTCCTGCTGTTCCAGCAGTGTAGGTAACAGTTGCTTGAGCGTTTCCGCCAGTAGCGGTACCAATAGTTGGAGCTCCAGGCCTGTTTCCAGCAGTGACTGAGTTAGAGGACGCTGATGTCGCTGAACCGTATGCGGTAGATGCACTGACCGTAAATGTATAAGCAGTTCCAGCTGTTAACCCAGTTGCCCTAATTGGGCTTGTCCCAGTGAAAGTCAAGCTCCCTGGAGTTGTGGTTACCGTATATGTAGGAGAGCCGGTTCCAGCTGAGCCTGGAGTAAAAGGAACATCAATAGCTCTGTCTACGTTCTGAACTATTACAGCAGTACCTATTGTTGGGGCGCTAGGCGCGTTACCTGCCGTAACCGAACCAGTTGAGCCAGAAGTTGCCGAACCGAATAAGTTTGATGCAGTAACCGTAAAGGTATATGAAGTTCCGGCTGTTAGGCCAGTAACTCGAATTGGGCTAGAACCAGTTGCAGTAATTCCACCAGGTGACGAGGTTGCAGTAAATGTTGTTACACCGGTACCAGCAGCTCCAGCAGTGTAGGTAACATCAATTGCTCTATCAACGTTTGCGACAATTGAAGCAGTTCCAATTGTTGGGGCGCCAGGGTTTTGGCCGATTGCCACAGAACCAGTTGTAACGGTATCCGAAGATACGCCGTAGTTTGTTGTAGCCACTAGCGTGAATGTATATGTTGTTCCAGCTGTCAGGCCAGTAACTGTTACCGGCGAGCTAGATGCTGATGCGCTAACACTGCCAGGACTTGATGTGGCTGTGTAGGTAATTGTGTCTTTGCCGATATATTCAGACGGGGTAAAAGATATTGAAGCTACAGTACCTGCGCCTGTATTTGTCGCCACAACATCTGTTGGCGTCGTTGGCTTTTTACCACCACTATCTTTTAGTGCTTCCATGATTTACGCCGAAAGGTCTCCGATGAGCACCCAGGTATCTGCTGCTCGTTTTATCAGCGTAGCACCAGACCACTGAGCACGAAGCTTACGTCCTGGAGTCGCGTTAATCGTCACTCCAGAGCCCTGAGTGACAGTGCACTGACCTGAGCCGGTCTGGATAATCGTGATGTGAGTTCCAGTGGGGAAAGCAACCGAAGAATCTGGTGGAACAGTTAATGTATTTGCAGTTCCCACACCCATTTCAACAATCTTATTTCTATCCGAAAGAACCAGTGTGTAGCTGGCTGCTTGAGCATTCGTCAACGGTTCAGATAACTTGTTTCGACCTATTCCAGCATCTGAGGATATGTCTCCATCGACGATAGTTCCATCTTCAATCATGTATGAAGTAATCACTGCTTGGTCTGTTAATACAACTGCAGTACCTGCAATTTTGTCTGGGTCAATTTCTGCACCGCTTGCGATGTGGGTATTTGATATGACATCACTGTCAATTGTCAAAACACCAGAGCTAGTCATTGATACATCGCCAGATATGGCGGTTGAGGTGGCAACACCGGATGAGTTGTACATAACAATCTTGCCAGCATCGCTGTCCACAAGTCTGTTGAGAGGAACAGAGTCCTCGGTCAGAGATGAACCAGCAACAGCACCTGAAGAGAACATTGCCGAGGGGATTGTTACAAGCACCCAGCCAGAACCGTTAAACGTCCAGGTCTTACCCGCACTTACGTGAAGGTCGCCTGATTGCGCGTCTGATGGAAAGTCAATCGCTGGCATGATTAAGCCTGTGCTTCCGTCCATGAGAGGCGAGCAAACACTGTCGCAGAAGCAGAGCCGATGTTCGTAGCAACAATGTGCAATGTGTCTGGACCGTCTGGGTAAATGCCTGTTGTTGTTATCGTCGTGCCTCCGCCAAGAATTGAGTTACCAAGGTCTCGAACGTCTCCGAGGTCAATCTGCACACCACCTGTACCACCCACAAAGAAACCACCAGTTACTTCGCCACCGCTAACCGTTGTTGATGTTCCTTGGTAGTCTGCAATTTGGGCCAAACTTGATGTAACCGCTGTTGGCTTTGCCCATGTACGAGAGTTTGATGGAACACCATTCAGGATGGCCTGAACAAGAACGTTTGATGTAGAAGAAGTAGTCGTTACGTCAAGGTTTCTTAGCACCAACTGCATTCTGTTAACAAGCTCTCTTTCACCGAAGAACGCCGAGGTTCCGTTGTCTGCTGATGGAGAGACGCGAATAGCAATCAGGGTTCGTGTTGCTCCTGCCGAGATAGAAATACCGGTTGTCTGACCATAAGTAAACACGAGCGACTTGTCGTCGTCGAATCTTCCGTCCATGATTGCCGATGTACCCCAGTGAGATATTGAAGGCGCATATGTTGGGAATGCAAGCTCAACTCCAACTGGATTGGATGCTGAGTATGTAAATGCAAGAGCCGCGCTTGTTCCCATCGGGATTGCGTTTACTGTTGGGTTAGCCCCAGTGACAGCGGCACTCAACTTGATGTTGGTGCCATCAATTTGTTGAATGAATGTTCCGTCTGGCACATCTGCTCCAGTGACTCTTTGACCGACTTGCAGTCCAGAGTTTGATGCGACAGTTCCGTCGTTTGCCCCAGCAGCAATTGTTAAGGCGAGGGAAGCGTTTCCTGTTTTTTGTCTTGTAAGACCAGTAAATGTTGTTGCAGTTTTACCAGTGTAGTTGATGTATTCATAACCAGTTGCTGTATTGAATACACACAATGTTCCAATGCTTGGGAATCCTGTTGTGCTTCCAACATTCATCGTTGTTGTTTCGGAGTCAGACAAAGTTCCAGTTAGCTGCGTATGTGGCGGCTGGCTAAGAGATTCGTATCGAGCTGGAAGGTTTCCCGAACGCATGTACGCTTCGGCATTTGTGTTGTTGTTGATTATCTTGTGACAGTAAGTAACTTTTCCGTCTTTTGCACGCATACCCCAACGGATGAAACCAGCACCATACCAAGAATAGTCGATGTAGAACATCTGCATTCT